CGACCCTCCGTTAGATTTTGCGCCAGTGGTTCAGTCTGTCGGCAAATGCGCCTTGCCAGGTCCCTGACAGATCCACATTCCCGCTTGAACTTGACCCACCTGACTTCGAATACGAATACCCGCCAAAACTCTCTGAATTGAATGGTGACATCGCAGCAGAGTCCACTCCCAGGTATTTATCCGACCAATCTTCGATGTCATCCGCAAGGGCGATGACCTCTTTCGGTACAGCCATCGCCCAAATTGCCCCTGTGAATGTTTCGTCTGTCAAGTCAAGGTCTTCGCCAAACTTGTAAACACCGTCATTGAACACGCTTCCAACGATTCTGAAATACTGACCGTCCTGCAAAGAATAATTGCCGGTGATCACGCTGTCCTCGATCGTAAACGTGCCGAAAAACTTCGCATATTCAAACCAGTTGTTTATTTCTTTGCATAATTCCGTCAGCATTTTTCACTCCTTATGCCTTGATTGAAAGCGTCTGGCTACCAACCGCCTGTGCTCTTCCGTTAGCGTCTACTGCCGCAACTGTAATCTTTGTGTGAGATGCAGTCGGCGTGATGATTCCGCCATCTGGCAGGTTAGACCAAGTGCTGCCAAGCTTCTGTCCATACGATACTTCCGGAGCAGATGTGCCAGTCTTATATACGAACTTTTCTCCTGTGCCGAGGTTATATGCACTTGTGGAGATATGTGACTGTCCGCTTGATGCTCCAGTCTGGTCAGAAGTTACGGTTACGCTGCCGAGTGACGGAGTGCTGTCGATCTGTCCGATCACTACGCCATCAGCATATTCGACCAGCAGCTGGATGCCGCTCATGATCAGAGACTCGATCTGCGCTCTTTCTTCGTTCTGATATCCGCTCTTGATGCCGATATATCCGGTTGCATCGGCCGTCAGTTCGAATGCTCTCGCCACATCCCCATTCATGGTCAGATAGTACAGGATCAGATTATCTTTTGCGGTTGAAATGACCTGGCCCTGCGGAATGTTGCTGTTCATTACTACAGTACCAAGGCCAAGAAAGTCCTCAATGTAGTTCATGCCAAATGCTGTCTGCACGGAAATGGTCGCTGTTGCCAGGTAATCTGCAATTGTCAGCGGATTGAGGAAGTGAACGGTTGATACCGCATCATCTTCAAAAAGGACCTGAAGCTGACCCCAGGATTTCGCCAGGACAGCCTGAAGAGTTGTTCCGCCTACTACTGTTCCGTCAATGCCATTGATGAAACTGAAGAAGTCTGTCCTAATTCCCTTCTGAACGTCGTTCAGCAGTTTCGCGTCTGTCTGTGTTACCGCTTCATCATAGCCGGACTTTTTGATCGCTTCTGCGGATGCGGCCTTTCTCCACTTCTTCAGTGTGATCTCACCGACCGCTTCCTTTGTTCTTTCGTACTGTGACAGGGGAATGATCTCTCCTTCCGGTACGGATCCGCTCTGGAGTGTGCCTGTAGTCTTATAGACATACATAGTAGTTCCTTCCATCATCGGGATCTTTCTCGCTACGCCCAGCGCTTCCATCAGTTTCGGCAGAATGTTCCCGCCGAACTGTTCTACAAAGTCAACCTCTCTGACTTTTCTCATCTGTGCCTCTTTGATAAGATTGGTTTCGGCGGCATTTGTTACGTTTGTTTCCATAGTTTAATCTCCTTAAAATCCAAACATTTCATGATTTTCGGCAATGGCTTTCTGTCTTTCCTGCGTGTCCTTGATCGCCATGATCTCATCTTTGGACTTGTAGGTTTTGCCACTACCTGCTGGCGGTGTCGCTGTCTGTGCGCCTTTGGTTTCTTTCTGAACGATGAAATCTTCCCATTCTTCGCCAATGGCCTTCTTTAGCGCATCCGCATCCTTTACTTTGCCCTCATCGTCAAACTCGATCGAATCAACATCCGATACTTTCAGCACTGCTGCGATCCGTTTCTCTGAAATGCCGACCTCTTCAAGCAGCGCTCGGTACGCATCTTCTTTCCGCGCATGCTTTTCTTTTTCTTTCAGGTCTGCTTTGAATTTGTCAAAATCCTCTTTCAGAGCATCATATTTGACTTTGTAGGCGTCTTTGCCGTTCTTTTCTGCTGCGGCCTTCATGTCGTCCAGTTCCTTTTGGACGGTTGGTAGCTTTTCCGCATCTGCCTTGTAAGAATCCCTCTGTTCTTTCAGCGCATTCACGGTCTCTGTGTGCGCTCCGATGATTTCATCAACTTTGTCATCCTCAATGCCCAGCGCGGATAAAAACTTTCGTGTTAATGCCATATAAAATCTCCTTTTCTTCGTAGGTGGTTCTTTACCATTCGATTCTATCGTAAGTATAACAGATTTACCGTTTTGTGCAAACTATTTTAGTTCATTGATCGCAATTTGCTTGTATTCCGACATGTGGTTTTCTATTGCCGGCCTGATAAACGGCTTCCCGCCTGGCATTTTGACCGTTCCAAGCTCTACATACGGGCCGTATTCAACATTTGTCCCAATGTATACACCATCAACAGACAAGTCTACCTGATGTGTAATGCTGTTGCGCAGATTTCCTGTATCAACAGGGCACAGCGCCTTTGCATAACCTTCTGCCTTGATGCCGATCATTTCAAGAGCCTTTGCTTCTTTCATTTGCAGTTCCGACAGAACGTCGCCGATGTTGTTCTGCTCTATCTTAAACCCGGCCATTAGATTTCCCCCACATAATATCTGCAGTCGCCGCCGTTCCAAAGCACGTCTGTCGGCTTTTCGTCAGGGGCAACAAACACCTTGCAGTAACATTTTTCGGCACCCACAGTAAACTCCGTGTCATCCAGCGCGTTAATGCACGTTCTGCACTTCTCCGCAGACGGACTGATCGCTGCCCATATCTGTAATGCCTCCTCGTCTTTTTTCTTTTTTAATTCTTCACTGACCATGCCTTGCCTCCTTTCTCCTATATTATACCACTATTTCTTCTTTTGTTGGAATTTATCATATCCCTTTTCCGGGTGAAGTTCCATGTCGACCATAAGTTTCCGCCCGCCATGCTTCTCATCTCTGCCCCAGTAGATCCGGGTGATCCGGTACGTTCCTCCGCGCTGCAGTATCATTTCATGTTCAGCCTTGCTAAATGCTCCGTCTTCAAGCACGTAAAGCGCTTCAGACCCCTTCGGGACAAATATATTGATGACCATATTGCCCGGCGTGTACGATCCTCCGCCTTTATTGATCGCACCAGAGATGAACTGCGGGATTATTTTTTCTTCGCCGACAAACTGCTGCAGCTGCTCTTCCGTCATCCTTCCAAGAGTGCCATACGGCACTCCCAGGAACCCTTCAAGTGTTGCCTGACTTTGTCCTGATTGCACCCAGAAGTCACGGTCATACTTTGACTTTTCGCAAAAGGTTGTCAGCCCTCTTATCCAATCTCCAAAGCCATCCTCATCAATATTTACCTTTCCCGGACCCACAAAATTGCGCGGATCCCACGACCAGCCACGGAACCCGGCAAGCGGTCGGTTAAATTTCCCCGATCCAGCCGTATACTCATAATATCCTTTATGCTCTATACGTGTTGCAGTAGCATGTACTTTTCTTGCAATCGGGTCAAAGTATTTGTCCGCATCACGGTATTCCTTTGTTGTTTTGGCCCACAAGCCAGCAGCTTTCCGTTCTTCCGTAAACGCAGTCCCGGCCATATCCGCCGCCTTGATGCTTTTCACTTTGTCTTCTGCAGTCTTTAGCTGCTTAAAGAGCGGAGCAAACTCCGGGCCGTTTTTTTCAAATTCTTCCAGATCATTCAGTAATTCCTTGAACTTTTTTAATTGTTTTTGGTCAAAAGATGAGGCTACACCATAATCCACCAACTTTTGCTGGTTCTGAATCTTCTTTTGAAAATACTCTCGCTTTGCCTGTATCGCATCTTTCTTATCTTCCCAATCTGCATACGTTACATCATCCTTCCAGATCCCAGAAAAAGCCTTGTCTGGATCCGCTCCTTTTGCTTTTATTGCATCTTTGATCGCATCCACTTCTTTCTGCGCAGCATCAAGTTTTGTCATGTTGGCAGCCTTCTGCTTTGCAGCCAGCCACTCTTTATATGTCACATAATCGATAGGCTTCCCTTCAATATTGTCATATCTCTGAAAATTCTCCCTCGGATAATCCTCCAGGTCACCTATCATCGTACATCTGCAGTTGTAGATCTCTGCCGGCGCACCGTCCGGATCTCCCGGGAACATCAGCTTATTGGAAAAAGGTTTGTTGATGTCTACGATTTCCCCATCCAGTTCCTGATGGCTGCTCCTGGTCCGCTCGTCCAGCGTTGCCATCCACTGTTTTTTCAGTTTTATCCCCAGCGCTGCGGAATTCAAAAACGATTCCATCCTCCCGGCATTCTGCGCTGCAGTCATTGCCGTCCTGGCATTGGTCAGAGCATAGCGTTCCTGCATTCCGACCACATCCACCAGCCGTTTCGCTATCTTGTCTATGGATTCGCCCTGAAGAACGCCTTGTGTAATCGCCGTATTGACCTTTCTTCTGCTCCATTTCAGGATCTTTCCGTCTTTCGTCTTCCGCTCACGCAGCAGTTTCGGATTCTTTTCGGCCATCCGCTCCACGGTCTTTCGGTCAAACAGGGTAAACGAAGTGTCAATATGCAGCCCTTTTTCCACCTGATACTTGGCAAAGTTGTAATTATTCGCATAAACGCCGAACATTTCCCGGTTGATGATGCCCGCCGCCTGCTTGTCCACATTCAAAAGATGCTGAGACATCACATCCACCTTCTGCTTCAGCGTTTCTCCGTACAGCATCTTGTTCTCGCGCCACTTGATATACTCGGCCTGCGACAGTTTCTTCTGTTTTACCAGTTCCCGCTTTTTCAAATCCGCAGCTTTAAAGTCAGCATAGTATTCATTGACCTGTTTTTTCAGCTCTCTTTCCGCCTGTTTGTATTCCTTCGCCAGCCTTTGCCTGATGATTCGCATCCGGCCGTCCGTCATGTTCTGCGCATCGTCCATTATTCTTCTCCGGTAAACCTGTCAAGCGCCTGACCTTCCATATTCTTCAGTATTTCTTCCGCCTTATCCGCGTCTCCAAGCAGCGTAAGGATCTTTCTTGTCACATATTCATCATCCAGGTACTGCGCCGCCTGGAGCAACGTGCTGATCTCCTCCTGTGTGTTGATCAGATAGGACCGCGTAAATGTTGGTGTATCTTCTATACCGGCAACCGCCAGGATCCCCTGTATAAAATCTATGACGCAGTATTCAAACTGATCTGCCTTGTTGTTCATCGGCTCGTAAGCCGCACGGATCTGCGTCGCAGTATTCGCTCCGCCCTTGATTTCGTCTATATTCAGCGCCATATAGTCCGCATACATATCCTTAGCAAGCCTGTCTAAAAGCGCTTCTCTGCCCTCATGCGGCGCTTCCAGGCTGTTCGCCTGCGCTGTTGCACCTGTGTCCTCTACATTGGCCGCGTGAATGGTCTTCAGCCGCTGCACGAACTCGGCAAGGTCAATCTCGTCCATGCCGCCGGCATTGTTGATAGTCCAGTAAATAAAGCTCGCTTCGTCAATGGTATTACAGAATCCGGACTTGATCAGGTCGTATGCGTCTATCTGTTCACGCAGCCCCACAAGCTCTGACTGCCTGTGAGGATTCGCCCACAGCGGCACGATTGGGAATGTCGGATAGTTCTCGCCGTCGTAGATCTCCGCTTCATCCACGCCTGTGCTGACCAATTCAAGGATATATGTGTGCTTGTCTTGAAGCACTCGCCCGGTCCCTTCTTCCCAGATATATTCCGTAATGCCGTCAACTTCGTAAAGCGTTGCCCGCAGCGGCTTTTGCGCATCCACCTGCCAAAATCTCACGCCAGCCATGAGCGCGCCGTTCTCCTCGTCATACAGCGGAGCGAACTCCAGCGCCGTAAATACTTCCAGATGGTCATAATTGTAGAATCCAAACGATACACTGGCGCACAGCGCAGCCTTCGCCGCCGTCTGCAGTTTCTTGTCGAAATCTTCTCCCAGGTGTCCTTTTGTGGCTTCATCCTCCCAGGTCACGCCGTTGCCAAGTAGGAACTGCACCTGCTGCGTAGTGAAGCGGTTGAAGAATCCGCTCGTGATCTTGTAGTTCGCACTCACGTTGTCCGGGATAGCCCTCCCTGTCGCGTCATACAGCAGTTTCTGATACTGAATGATTGTTCTGTTCTGCTTCCGATCGTATTCGTCCGCGATCTGTGCCGTCTTGTATAGATCTGAATTTTTATGCTCGCTGATTACTTCACGGACAAACTCCATCCGTTCCGCTTCATTCTCACCGATTTCGATAAAATCCTGAAATGTTCGCATTTCTCTTCTCCTTTGCGATTCTCTTCGTTTGTACAAAATACCTTGTGCAGTCCATCAAATGGTCCGCCTCTTTTACCGGACGCTCTTCCGGTCCGTCTGCCCATACGTAACCGGCTGCTTCTTTCTGCCAGTTCTTCAGGCTCTTATGCACCTTGATTTTACCACGATTCATTGATGTTGCAACATTTCTTATTCCATTCAGCACATCATTGTCCGCGTCTTTTACTTTGTATTTGTGCCTTTTCTGAAGCATGGCTTTGAATGAAGCGGCGCTCGGGTCTATGATGACTTCCAGCTTTCGGTTATATCCCAGCTTGTTCACGCCCTCATCATCCTCATCAAACAGCCACTGCGTGAACCTGTCTATGTCATCGGCATACTCGTCATCCGCCTTTTGTATGCCCGTTTCTCGCCCCGAATAATAATACTCATCCATCCCATACCACACACCGTCCTTCAGACCCCACAGGATCGCCGCAAACGCGTTTTTTGTTCCGTAGTCAAGCGACAGGCTGTAATCAGTGAAATCCTCGCTCAAATCATCCGTTATGGCATCCTCATACATCGGATAAATCAGCCCTTCCGCCTTCGTCCATTCCCCTTCGATATATCTCGGATAATACACTGTTCCCCGGTACTCGTTGCACAGATCCTCAATGAACTGCTCCGGCAGAAACGGATTGTCGAATATCTTATACTTCTGGACATAAGCATCAATATCGTCCCGGTCAAGAAACTCCTTCAGCCAGTGCGTCGGTGATTCCGGGTTGCACGCCGCATCCATGCACGAATACGGCTTGTCCAGCCTTGACAGAGCCATCATAAATACGTCTTTGTTCCACTTTGCTATCTCGTCTCCGTACAGATATTTGATGCTCATGCCCTGGACTTTGCCGATCTGTGATACTTTCTCTGCGCCCAGACAATACACATCTTCTCCGCATATCCTTGCCACATTCCTTGAATTGATCGTACCCACCAGCAGATCCGTGTACTGTTCCCGCATCGGCTGCAGTACATTTCTCTCTATCGTTTCCCTTGACACGCCAAGAATAACATTCAGCCCTTCTTTCCCTGCTACTTCACGTATTCTGCTTGGGACCATGTATGTCACATCAACGTAAGACTTCCCTGATCTGACTGCGCCCACCTTCATATTGATCCGGTGGGTCGCTTCTCTGATATATTCATTCTGTTTCTTCGACAGCATTCTTTCTTACTCCGTCCAGTATCTGATCCAGCTTGGCCAGTGCGTCTTTGTTGTCGCTTTCAAAGAAATCTTTCTGCCCCAGGTAATTCTTCCCCAAGAATATTGCCATCCCGGCATTCTTTTCCGACAGCTTCAGCTGGTTCTTTCGCAGAGAGATTTTCATTGCCATCCCGCCGTTCTTTTTATAATACTCTTGAAAATTCTCTCCAAAAGTCCGTTTGCACCACCGGGAAATCGTGTCTATATTTGCCGGTTTTCCTGTTTCGTCCCGAAACCACCAGCTTATTTCTTCCTGTGTGCAGCCCAGGCCGACAAGATTCATAAATTCCTTTTTATCAAATTCTGCCGGAGGTCTTCCTCTTTTTGCCATATTCTCCCCTATATCGTCGGCTCTGTAAATTGAGCCGCTATAATATCTTTCTTCAGAAACATAAATCCCTGAAAGCAAAACGCTTTTTCTCCGTGT